TAGCTCCTCAGTAGAGAAGGACGTATCATCAATACGATGACCAGCAAGGCGAACAACGTTAGTAGACCGGTTCATTCCAAGGAAAGAATCGGACGAACCTGGCGCTGTAAGTGGGATCCATGCTGAAAGTCCATGCATCGCGTTAGCAAAGTCACCTACGTTGAACAAGAAGTCCGTGGCAACAGTACCGGAGATATCAGCTGTAATGCTGGATGCAGTATCAACATCGCTTCCTACGAAAACGAAACCGTTATCGAAGTCAAGTCGTCTAACCACTGTAGTATTACCGGAGTCGCGCAATGCGTCGCCGGAATCAGCGCCATCATCAGCACTTACAGTAATTTCCTGACCAATCGAAAAGTTGATTACATCTGACTTCCTAGTGAGAAGAAGCCGGTCATTAGTGCCGTCACCATTAGCAATAGCGCTAATCTCGCCAAGAGCACCACCGTTATTACGCGCAAGGTTGATCGCAGTGCGTTTCTGCATTGCAATAACAACGTTGTCCATCTCACGCTTCAGAGCAGGCACCCAGGCGCCACGCTCATTCGCGGAAGAATGCATCGTTTCAGCATCTAGCCGTCCGACGCCATACAGCTTCTTACGGACCAGATTGTACCTCTTGGAACTCGACGGAAATCGAGCAGACTGTGCAGTCGCAAAGGTACGACCAACCATCGGGTGATCGTGCTCGAGCGGTACATCAATCTGAGATCCGAAGAAATCAGCCTTTTTAGGGATACGTGAAAGGAAAGGAAAACGAAGTTTCCATAGTCGCTGCACCTCCATTTGAGGTTGCAGACGCTTCATCAAGCTTACAAATGTGCCGCCAGAAGCAATGCCATCAATATCAGCCATTTTTAATACTCCTAAGTATTATTTAAATTTTGAAATTGCTCTCCTCCATCCACTTCAATGCGTCTTCAACAAGCTCATCTCCTTGCAGAGGGGCTTGTGCTGACGCGGTGGAAGAAAGATCAGCTAGATCATTAGTTAGTGTTATTTTTGTTTCTTTCGGTTCGGGTTGCTCGGTAGGAGTACTTGGCTGAGCTGATTGTTCTGTACTTGGTACTAAGTTGTGTAACTTGATAATTTCTTCTACTTGACGTACATATTCGGTCACTACTTGTTCTGCGTTTGGGTACTTTCCTTCGCTAACTCCTGCCATTGTGTCTGCAATGTTGAAAAGACGTGAACGCGTTCCTTCAGCATCGTTCTCCAAGGCAGCTTTAAAATGTTTGTTATCGTCGATCTCTGGCAAGTTCTTTACATAGGCGTCATAGCCAGCTGCAGTTGCTTTCAGCTCTACGTTCTTCAATGCTTCCGCATTTTCGGCACGAAGCATTTCAAACTTGCGCTCGACTTCGCCCATGATTGACTCAGAACCACGAGAAGAGGTCCTCTTTACCAGCTCAGGCGGGGCCTGATCGCCAAGGGCAACGCGGTAAGCGTGCATTGCGAACTCGCCAATGTCCCCAATACCCTCTGCGTTATCTTCCAACCAGCGCTGTGGATTAATACGAATGGCTGTTTGGACTTCCTTTACTGCCTGCGCACGAGCTTCTGTAATCGCCTGTGTTTGAGCCTTCTCAGTTACCTTTGCTTCTTCGCGTGCTTTCGCTTCCGCTTCAGCCTTTTGTGCAATTACCTGTGACTGATCTTCAGCCGGAGTCCTGGTCGGCTCCTGCTCCTCTGGGGCAGCTTTGGCTTGCTCAGTTGCTTTATCCCCTGCTTGTTCACCTGTACTTGTTTCTTCAGTTTTAGTTGATTCCTCTGAGGCAGATTCTTGTTTTTCACCAAATCCTAGTACACCGGAAAAGTCCTTAATTACTGAATCAATATATTCGGGTGAATTGTAGTTAACTTCTTTTTCGCCCTCGGTGGCAGCGTCTGGAGTAACTTCAGTGCTAACGGTATTTTCTGCAGTAGTAGTAGTAGTAGTGTTTTCTTCGCTCATAAATAAATAAAATTAACTAGTCTAAGATTTACTTGACAAAATTAAAGAGCCGTATTAACCTGGCTACATGAGAATGATTACTGTTAAGTGGGACGAAAGATTCATATTAGTTGATGCAGACGAGATTCTCTACGCATACGAAAGTACAAGATTTAATTCTGTTAAAATTTATTTTAAAGGAGGGGGTTCACAAGGGTGGGAAGGACTTAGTATGGATGACCTGCTGCGTAAAATAGCCTTAACAGAAAAGCCAAGTTATCGTTAAGCAATTACGTCTGATCCGGCGGTTCCTCCGGCAATGGCATCTCCAGCTGGATTTGCGGGGCCTCCTGGGGCTGCTCCTGCTGCTGTTGGATCAACAGGTCCAACGGGCAGATTGGCTTCAACCGTGGCACGCTGGAGCGCTTCAACTTGAGAAATGTATGTACGGATATTTTCAATGATTTCCTCCGGGGCACCCTCTGCCTTTGCATGTAGAATAAGGAACTGCAATCTTGGAAGAAGTAGCGCATGGTTCTGGAACGGCTCGGGCGGTTCAAAATCCCCATCGAGGAGAAGTTCTTCTACGCGTTCTGCATCCCGTACATCCGCAGTAGTTCTCTCGTTATGTGTTTGAAGATCTGGGTGGTTCAACAACCGCTGAATCTCAGGCCCTTGTATAGCGCCAACCTGGGCCAGCTCAACAACGGCCTGCAAGCGTGCGCTTGGAGACATACTGAGAACGGAAGCTGGTTGGATATCAAGGTCGAACCTATCTTCCTCCATATCAATCTTGCCCCATTCAATCTCGTGAATAACTTGTCGATCGGTAAACTTCACACGCTGGGTAGAGGCGTAGACGTTCTTACCAGCCATGACCATTTTCCTGCCCAGCTCCAAAAACATGTTCTCGTACATCTGCGCTTGGATGGCAAAACGGCTGGTCTCGATATCGTTGAATTCCCGCAATGCAACAGCGGACTCTAGCCCTGCTGGTTTTAGTGCTTGAGCTGAAAGCTGGGAAATGCCAGCCAACCGGAAGGCTGATTCCTCCAACTCAGTTACGAAGTTATAAATCTCAGCATTAAGCGCTTGCGGAGTAAAAAACGTTGGTGCGTTCCCTCGATAGGTGAAGAAGGAACCAATCTCATTGTTGGCTTCCAGTGGAGAGACTTGGCTGCCTGCTTCAACAAATATACGAGGAACTGCTATTAGGTCTTGACATTCCTTAATGAAGGCATTAAGTTGGTTGATGCGTATCTGAATGCCTTGTAGGTCCCTGGCCAGCCCAAGTCCGTAGAAACCCGTAAGTGGCATCCCACCCCAGCGATAGAACACAAATGGGTAATCTTCTCGTTTATATGGTTCATCAAGAATGGTTTCACCATCGATCGTGATGACATGGCGTTCATTTACCCGCCAACTTTCTATTACAATGACCATTTCGTCGGGAATTGACTTCTCAGCCCAAAACTCTCGTCTTCCCGCTGCATCGAGGATCTGCAGTCTGAACTTGGGAAATTTCTCAATGAGGACGTGCTTATCGACGAGCTTGCGTTGGAACATCTCCCGTGGATCACCTCGGTGCGCTGTACGCTCATCGACGAGGATTTCGGAGATCATAACCCGTTCTAGCTTTACTTTCTTTTTGCCCTCAATTACCTTGAAAGCACCAGTGCCAAACACGCATGCATCGATGAAAACTTGGGGCCCTAGCTCCCAGGCTTTACGTGCCTTCATCTCACCGTAAAGGAACTGCTCTAGCTTCTTTGCTTTACGCTTATCGGTCCACTCGGCACCGTTGGTAAGCACCCGTACACGTACGCGGTTTTTAGCAATAATGGAACGAGCTGTATCAATGACGGACTTAACGACGTTCTTCGTAACTAGGGTATCAAAATCATCTATTGGTTGTTCCCGTGTGGTCGTAATCCCAATCTCGATCCTGTTACTGTAGAGACGTGCAAACTGCTCCCAGCGATGACGAAGATGGCTTTGGTTGAACTCTATTTCTTCCGCAACAGCAAAAACTCGATCATGTACTTGGTTCTTCTCTAGCTTCCACCAGAAGTTTCTATCGTTATGAGTATTGCCGTTGTTGTTATCGGAAGACAAAGGTTAATTCCAATCTTTATCGAGAACGAGACCCGAGGAAGTTATATCGAGGGAATTCTCAAATGTATTAAGTTTTGATTCAGCTACAGCCTTACGGGCACATTTATCGTCCCAGTCATCGAACCACTCGTCTGTGCCGTAGGCTGGACCGGTGTGTTTAGGCTTCCAAAAATGGTGTGAGGCATAACGCCAAAGGTAGAGAAAAGCATCACAGCAATGGTTTGGTGTACGCTTATCTTCTTTTTTAAACGAATCATCCTTCCACTGAAGTAGTTTCATCTCCTCAGCAAGGTGGGAACCATCGAGAATCTTTATACGTCCTGAGATCAGGTCACTATTAACCAGCTCTATGTGGTCGTACTTCTCCCGCTTCTCGGCCGTATGGAAGTGATGGCCATGTTCACCAAGGGAAACTACAAGCGTTTTGCCTAGGCCACCCGTATCGGCCACGCAGCCATGCATCTCTGGGAACTTCTTCTTTGTATCTTCCACGAGCTTGAGGATGCTGTCGAAGGAAAGGTGGGGGATAGACTTATCGTAAATCTGGTAAAGCTTATCGTGGGTGGGGGAGTAGGCGGCAACTACAATTGCCGTATCATCATGAAAACCAAGGTCAAGCCCCATGATGTATTTCCAGTCATGGTCTTCCGGTAAGCCGTAGGGACCATCGCCCGTAGCGGGAAAACTGTTCTTCCGCTGGTCATAGCGGTAAACCATAAGGGATTCACTCGGGCACCATTCGCCTAGATACTCCCGGCGGACGTATGGATCGTTCCATGACAGGCCGCGCGTTTCGACGATTGCTTGGAACTTCTCCCAGATGTGTGAGGCGTGGATATTGTGGCTTGGGTTCCATTATTTTTATTCCATCATCATCAAATGAAATCGGATTACTCATAAAATCAATCT